GACAGATCAGGTAACTCGGTTGGTGCTCTCCAACCTGTCTCAGTATGATGACCACTGAACATATCTCCCACCATCCCAGGTTTTGGATATATCTTACTCACTGAGTTCCCCTATATACTCTTTTCCACCCACTATAACCACAATTCCTCGGTCTAAAAGAACTTTAAGGCCTAACTTATCGGCGTATAGTTCTTTAGCGAATATAGTTTCTATCTCTGTATTACAAATCATCAATGCACAGGTTTTACAAGGAACACAAGAACAGTACATGATACAAGCCCTATTAAGATCATTACACTGAAGTAGAGCATTAACCTCGGCGTGAACTGCAAGACAGTTTACCGTATTCCCAGGAGCATCAGTAGCTCCTTGACAAGGTAAGTCTAAACAGTGATCGAAGTCACGGGGAACTCCGTTATAACCGGTACTTAAAATGTGACCATCTCGATCAGTAATTATGGCCCCAACAGCCCGTCTAATACAGGTAGAACGAGCAGCCACTAAATCCAACATCTTGAGGAAATACTCAGTTTTAGAGAGTCGAGAGTTCACGCAGAACCTCCAAGCATGCTGCTTTATTTCCAGTTAAAGATTTTCCATACGCTTTCCACGGTAAACCTAAGTGAGAATACATATCTAGTTGTTTCCATAACATTCCTTTGAGTTCTTCAAATTTTGGAATACCTATACTATTAGGAAGCTGTGGAGAAATTATGGGAATACACTTTTCACTTAAAGCTCTTTCAGCGGCTTTCCAATGCTCTTCATATAAGTGACTGGATCCAAGATTCATTGTCACTGAGCCAACTTCTCTATCTAAAAGGGCTGCTACTAAATTAGTGAGTTGACTGAAAGTGAAATAGTCATAAGGAAGCCCAAGCCACACATCACTAGACCTCATATTAACTGTACAGTGAACCAACTCATCTCTAATAAACCACTGCAGACTAATCGTGCAGGGTAGATCCTTAGTATCTTTTGGATTAGGACTCCATATTGTGGCTACTGCTTGTCGTGAATCTGTTTTATATCTTAGAGTATCTAAGATATAGGGGATTTGAGGCATTAAGCGGGGACCATAAGCACCAGAGAGGTGTAATCCATCATCGCTGAATCTTTTCATCTGAGAGTTATAAAGTAGTAAACTATCTACCTCATCTAACCCAGCAGTAATCCATAGCCACTCAGCTACCATAAACCTATAATTAAGATCTCTTTCTTTGTTTATGAAAATGTTATTAAGTCCATTATTTACGCTTATAGACACATTAAGAATCTCTTTAGTCTTCATACCTCTAGGAGAAATATCATCTCCATATTCTAATAGGTTTTTAACTGCACATAGCCATACCCCAGCTATTGCGTTTCCTGATATAGCATTAACCATTTAATACTCCTTTTCTATCTCACTGAGTAACAATTCTACTTTATGATCCTCATAGTTAAAAATGCTACAAGGAACATAAGGTGCTAACTCCCAGTATTTATCGTAAACTCTCCAAAGATTATCGAAACCCTTTACGTAGTCAGATGAATCTAGCATCTTAATAGCGTAATTCTTTCTAAGTTTATCTCTGGATGGCATGCATATAAACTGATAAATAGGATTACAGTTATGGATCTCAATAAACTTACTAAGTCCTTCTTTACCTATCCTATCTACTCCACGGAAAATAGGGCCATACACCATCTCCCCTAACCACAACCTATCGTGAACTGTGTTATGGGGAGCTTTGATGGAGTCATTGAGAATCTTAAGATAGTAAGCAATGAGATCTACTCCTTCAGGAGGAGGACCTTCATGCCTATAGTGAAAACTGTGTTTGACTAATTCGTTAGCGAGGGTTGTTTTTCCTCCCCCGTCAGGACCTTCGAGGATTATTACTTTTCCCATATATCTCCTTCATATAAATAAAAGTAGAGGGAGCAGTTTAGCAAGCTACTCCCTCTACCTATTGAACTGTAAGATTAGTGGACGGTTCCTGAGGTCATCGGTGATACCGGCTAGACTCCACTAATTAGTTGGGTGACTGCTTCCCCAAGTAGTACATATTTCTATGTACTTATCTTACAGAACAACACCTACTAGCCAATCGTGGCAAGAGGAGCAACCTCAACCTTAGCCACTGCGCCATCCTTGATAAGTCCCATAACATGGAACTTAGCGGATGCCTCAAGAGGAGTCTTTGACTGCAAACCTTCTGAAGCGGCAACGATCTCAGGAATAGTGAAACTGTCATCAGGTCCACGCTCAGCCAAAAGCTTCTGCATACCCTTAACAACACAAGCCCTCTGCCCGTTAAACTTCGTGACATCAACACCATCAAGAATGCGGTATTGAATATTCACCGGAATCTTGACTTCCTTAGGGGCCTTAGGAGCCTTTGTATTTGCTCCAACCTCTGCGGTTTCGCCATCGACGGTTGTCTTAGGCTCTTCTGTTTCTACCAGAGTACCAGTTTTCTTAGACATAATTCTCCTTAAGTTACGATCTCAAGTATTCCCTGAGATGCTAGTTTATTGACGAAGTAAGTCACCACCCTACTTAAATCAGATTTAGTCTTAAGCTTTCCTTCTACCGCAGTAGTGATTTGGTAGATGCTAGCCGAGCCATGCTCTCTGAAAGCACACAGCAATGCGCGTTGTCGACCCTTAAATAGTTCAGGGTCAACACCCTCCCTTAAAGCATATTCTCTATTAGCCTTGGTTGAGAGTTTAGATACAGACTCACCAAACTCATTCACTGTAGTCTGACCTATAAATCTCATGGCCTCTTCGAGTTCTATATTGTCAAGCTCAGAAAGAGCTCGGGCTACTGTATTTATAGGAAAAGGTCTCTTTAATTTCATACAGAAACTAATTCTTTCTCTGAATAAACTTGAGAATCTATCCCTATTAAAGACACTTTTAGTGGTATTATTAGGCCAGAGACAACCTCCTACTGATTTCTTATACTCATACTCTCTCATATACATTTCCGTGAGATATATAGGGTGTAGAAGATGGGTTTGGCGATTCTGTTCTGCCATCACTAACCATATCCCATATCCCATTGCGGGGGACTTATCATTATAAGTCGTTATCTCGCGAAGTTCCATTCAGATATTCTCCTGTATGAAGTTACACAGAAGGAGAACATCATCTTTAATGAGGCTTAGAGGAGGACCAAATGTCTGACTCAAACATGCTCTTAATCTTTGAGCTGCTTCATATAGCTCTTTAGCTTCATTTTCAGTAAGGCGGGCATCTACAATCATCGATTTTTCTTGAGTATTTATTGATGTAGAGTTCGTCATGTTTGCCCCTTTCATTTATTCTGTAATTCAATTATAATTTAATTTTATGAAGTTGTACACAAAATAATGAGCAAGACAACATATTATTTTATGCATGTTTTTCATACTCTGTAACTCAAATTTCCGTCCGGTAGAAGATAAAAGAGCTTCTCTTTAGCTCTAGTTCCTCCTACATAAAACACACGGTGTTCATCATCTGGGCTAGTCATATAAGACTCCCATGTAGCTCTAGACATCTCAGTGTCGAGTACCACAGTATGGGCTTCTCTACCTTTGCTTTGATGAATACTCATTAACTCTACTTTTGGATTAGCTGTATAGAATAGTCCTACTTTCTTAACACAAGCCATTAGAGTTTCTCTACCGGGAAGTCTATCCATAAACTTATCCCACTCATCTCTTTTAGGTCTTCTTAAAAACATATCATCACTAGTTAAAAGATTACCATTCTTAAAGTGGTCACTAGCATGATCCTGTACTAACTTTCTACTAGCATACTTTACCATTCTTCTAGCTAATTTAACCTCTACTTGATTATTCTTAATGAGATGGATCCACCCTAAAAGAGCCGCCCTAACGTCTATATCTAACAAAGGACTCCCATGTCCTATGAAGGGTACTCCAATATCTTTAAGTTGTCTAGACAACTCTTGGCCTCTGTAATGATTACGAAATAGGATGAATGTCTTTTCTTTAAAATCTAAAGCTCTAAGATAGCCTACGTTAGCTACTTCCCCTTCAGATGTTGTGGGTGAATAGTCTTTAGCTATCCTATACTTAATTCTTGTAACTATAGACATAGCGTTCTTATGTACAGCTTTTGATACCCTATAAGATTGTCCTAATACTTCTACTTTATCTGCTACTAAATCCTGAAATACATTACTATCAGCGCCAGCCCAATTAAAGATGCTCTGATCATCGTCGCCGCATATATACCAGCGTTTTGCGTTTGCTCCTAGCTTATTTACTACCTCCCATTGGAGCTTAGATAAATCCTGAGCCTCATCTACAAACATCACATCTATATCAAGGGGTTGGCCGTACTCAAGATATGAGGATAAGAGATCTGTATAGTCCAGCATCCCTTCGACGGATTTCCAATCTCTATAAGCCTTTGTAAACCATCTGGCATACTTATAGTCAATCTCAGTGGAAGATCGCTCAAGTGCTTCTTTGAGTAAGATTCCCCTGTGCCGTCCACAGTGATTGGCTTGTAAGAGGATATCATCTCTAGTAGGAGATTCATATCCTCGTTCGAACTCCTCAACCCATGGATCATTATTACTTCCTGTGAGTTTAATTCCAATAGCTTTACCAAATGCTCTAAGGTCTGTAGGACGGATGATCTGGTCTTGGCTGATCGCAAGCTGCCTGTAACATATTGCATGGATTGTCCTTAAGAAGGGAAAGTCATCTTCTTTTTTACCTGTACGAGATAGAGCCTCTTCACGAGCAGCTCTAGTGAATGTTAAAAAGCTCACCTTGTCCGGACTTGTCCCAGAATCCAGTTCCTGTTTCAAGTATTCCATTAGTCTGGTAGTTTTTCCGGTCCCTGGGGGCCCTAATATCTTTAACTTCATTTTTTCTCACCCACATATTCCAACTCTTTCCTGGACACGGAACACGAGTCGCGTGTTCCCCATAAATAGGAGGTAAGTCTATAGAGCTTTTACTGAATCTAGTATAACCATCATACTTATGATTTATGAAATTCTCCAAACTACTATCTATGTCTGTCTGACTTTTAGTGTGACAAAACATATTAACACAGTCTACGGCTTCATCCCAGTGCCAAGAATAGTGAAGTAGTCTGTCTCTATTATTTTTAGCTAAAATTATAAACTGAAGTTCATTAAGTACTTCAGTCTTTACTTTAGCTACTAATCCTTTCTCTATTACCTCTTTGATACTATCACAAAATTCTATAAACTCTGAGTCTTTTCTACACATATCCCAAAACCATTGAGGGAGATTCATTGGGTATTCTTTATGTGGGTCTCGGTCATATGTAGTTTTCATTTAAGGAATATACCTCTTTCTTCTAATAGCTTTCTATTACTATCCTCTATATCACTCCATGGATACTTATATCCTTCTTCAACTTCTTTTTTTCCATTACATTCATCACATACTGATTCTTTATATTCATCATCTGAGTTACTACACTCACACAAATTCTTAGGGTAGTAACAATTCTCACATATAATTCCTGTTCCATGGCAGTATTTACATTGTTCCATTTACTTTTTCTCCAATAACTCAATCTTACAGTCCAAGTACCATCTAGCTTTCTTAAGATCCACTAGTTCACTTTCTTTCTTACCTGCACGAGAAATATACTTAACAGCATTACCTAGATAGAAATCTAACTTCCATGCATTGATTACCTTGATTGTTTCATAAGGATTGTCCTTCCCACCATAGTGAGATGGGTGGTTAACTGGGTCATTCCTATCTAAAACTGATGGGTTATTAAGAAGATCTTTTAGTGTCTTAGGAGGCACAAAATTTTTCATTATTTGTCTAGTCATTATCTCCCCTTCTGAATGTTATCTACTTGCCGTGATTCTGGTTCAATATCTTCATAAAGCACTGGGACAAGTTTCTTAAACTCAGCTAACAAAGGAATGGTTACCTGCCTCATCTGAGGGTGAGCCTCTTTCGAAGTCCGCATTAAAAAGAACTGTCGCCATGAACGAAGGTTCATAGTAACGATAATCTTAGAGGAAAGAGCATTTGGAAACACAGACCGTGCTTCTTGTGGACGCCACTTAAGATCTAGAAGGTTTCTGTATTCATCTTCAGCAGATTGAATAGCACACAACCAAGAGGGCTCATATAGACAGTTAATAGTCCCTAAACCATGAACCCAGGGCCTACAGTGGGTTTTATTAACATTAAGAAGAGTATTAGCATCATACTCAGGAGTAGGTATATCTCCATTTAGACAATGAGGACACTCAACCTCTGGTTTAGGATAAATAAAACTAGGAGGCATCTTCTTCGCATAGTTAACAAAACGCGTAGACTCTTGAGTATATGAGGCAATTCTGTGGCGTACTATCTCGTGAGTAATACCACGGTCTACTAGCATTTCTACACTAGTAGAAACGTGTTCTACTACTGACCAGTCTCCATGTCCTAACACTACTGCCCTAATAAACTTCTCTGCTGAAACTTCTGTTTGCATATCTTCAGAACGGTGAGAGACTCGAGCAGCAAACTCGATTCTACGTAGAGCTTGACCTAATTCCTCAGGCTCCATAATCTTAGCATAAGGTCTTACAATCTTCATCATTTTCCTTTTCAGTCTTCGGTTGACCTAGGATATTTATGCAAACCCTGGCAATATATTATATTGTCCAGGTAACGCATATTTAACCCTGGTATCCTCGGGGTCCCTTAATGATACACTTGGATTCATAGTTTTTACCCTTTAAACCCAAATACATCACTGATTATCCCTCTGTACTGTCATGAGCTCATGTAATAGACTTCTTTCCATGTTATACCGCTCTACTAGACTGTATGGGGTGTGTTTAGCTAAACCTATAGCCTGCTCTAGCATAGCTACAAATTCTGATTGCTTTTTAATCGCTTCTCTGATTCTTTCCATTATTACACCTTTCTTTTCCACCAAGTCATAATCCACTTAGTTCCAGCAAAAGCTTCATTACAGTGGTCTCCCTCATGTCCCCTAGGAAAAGTACATACTTTATGAGGCCACTCAGGTTGAATGTCACCACATGGATCTGAAGCTTTTCTTAGTTCAGGTTCCTCAGACCATGATGTAGATCTACTAGTATTATTTCCCATTACTTGACTCTTTTCATCTTAACATTTCCTGGAAGACTCATATGCATGATATGAGGAGCTAACCAATTAGGAAGTTTTACATTCCATATTAAGTAACTCATAAATCTTCTCCATAGATTAATCACGGCTTGCTAACCTCCTTACTACGTCAACATCATTCATATTAACCTGAAAACTATAATCTGAACTAGGGTCTCCTAGTAGTATAATCCAGCATGTACCACCTGACACAGGAAGTACTTGCATCACAGCGTTAGGATTAACCCAGTGGATATTTCCTTTAATATCTGTAAAGCGTTTCATATTAACTCCTTATAGTCCGGTTTATAAAATCCTCTATTTTCATAGGTAATAGCCTAAAACAGTCCCAATCTGAAAATACTTGTCCAAGCAATTTCTCACAGTCCTGACTAGTATCTACAACTACTAATAGTAATGAAGCGCCTGACGGAAAGGTAATAAGTCTCTCTTTTTTACTAAACTGGGCAAGTAGCTTAAGACAAACCTCTCTTATAACGTCCACTTGATAGTTTAATTCTTTTTCAGAAGTAAATACAAATAGTCCTCTATATTTAGGATTACTTATATCTGTTAAAACTCTACTAAATGCTTCTAGGTCGCTTATTTTCATATCTCCTCTTCCTCTCTAGCAAATTTTTCTTCAGTATATTCTTCTATTTGACGGTTAACGAGTTTAGCGGGTAATGACCAAGCTCGGATAACTTTTCCTTTAATACGTAGTGTCTCTGAGCTACAATCTCTTCGATGAAGTATAGAGAACAAATCTTTGTTATCAATAAGCACTTTCTGGGATAGCAGATACTTTTGTAGATAGTTAACTTGAAAAAGTACTCTATCAGCTTCAATAATTGGCATTCCACGCATTAAAGACTCACGACCCTTAGAACGGTCAGTGAGACAAAGGAAGTCATCAATTTTATTACAGACTGAACCAAACTCTGAAGCATCGTCAGGGGCTTCAATCTCAGTATGTGAAGCTAAAAGTCCTCTAAGCTTTTGATCCCATTGTGATTGCTTCATCGGTCTAATCACAGCATCCTGAGTCTCAAACACTCTTTTACGGAGTTTCTCAAATATCCTAAATTCATCAGAGGACATGTGAAGATCCCTACCATTAATCTCTAGAATGTATGTAGGAGGATCAGTAAGAATTTTCCTAAGATTACTAGCTACTATTTCATCGAAATTGTTTTCATCGTCCCATGGTTTATTGCCTACCCCGTAAGGAAGAGTGAGACAAGTCTTTTTATCACAATGTTCACAGATTGGAGATTCTTCGCACTTATACTGGTATTGCCTATCAGATAGAGACTTTACTAAAGCCTCAACCTCTCTAGAGTCTAGAGGAGGTGAAACAAAATTCTGATTGTGGTAGCGAAGCTTATCTTGCCATCCATTCGGTGAAGACTTTCTATAGAATACCCCAAAGTTGAACAATCCGACGTTTCGAGTTCCTGGTGGTAATCCCTCAGTAGTTAACACCTTAAGACAAGGTGGCATAAGATCAATCTGAATTAGATCATTACTTACCTTGTCATCTATCTTTTCTTTACCGGTATAGAATTGAACACTAGCTAAAAATTCCTCTAGTGTCTGACTACCGCCTTCATTAACTGAATACCGTACTGTGTTTTCCGAAGAGAAAAAAGGTAAGTTTATCCAGTTTCCCAAAGAAGAAGGTGTGCTCTTAGTCTGCTTAGGGAATATTTCCGTCTTACTAGGAAAACCTAATAACCCAGCCCACTTCTTAAGTAATATCTGTACTGTAGATGCTTGGGTAGGCTCTTTAAAGAAACAGTAAAGATGTGCCCCTCCAGATTTAGACCGACATACGGATAATGGAAGACTTCTAGCTTTTACTCTCTTATAGAGATCTTTATGGTCAATCGAGTCTATGTCTATATCTACAGCACCAAAATAACATTTACCTTCCTCGGTTACGGGAATTATACCCAACCCAAGTTTACCACTTAAATGGTTCTCATAGTCATCGTCACTAGCAGGAAAGAGAACGGTATTCATGTTCCCGTTTTCTTTATGCCAGACCCCATGAGCTAGTAACGAGCCTCTAAATAGAGACTTAAAGTCGTTTAGCACAGAACTGCCTCACTATAAAAGGATTGGGCCTGCTCCTTAACAGGCCCTTTATTAGTTAAAGTTCTGTGCTTCCTGCTTCATTAAATGAGACATCTCCATACTTTTCAGCTTCTCCAGTAGTATCAAGTACTACATTAGCCTTCTGGAGAGCTTCAAAAGCAGACTCCATCTCTTTATAGAGCTTAGAATCTACAAACCCAACAGGAACAATCTTCTTCTCAAACCAGACATTATTACCAGACTTCATCTCAACTACAGTTACCTTATACTTCTTAGCATACATCGGTAACCTAGTGAGACGAATTCCAGCAAGAATCTGTTTCGACATCTTTAAGCCAGTAGCTTTATAGCTAATAGCTATAGGAGTTCCAGCAGACGGAATCCATGCCATGAAGTTGTGGTATAGAGTACAGTCTGGGGCATCATTACCATGCTCATCATCCTTAGCCCCATTACCCCATTGACTATACTTACAAACGTTACAGCCATCTGGACTAATGCGACCCATATCAATCCCATTAGGAGAGATACAGTCAATACCGCCACCCGAGTCAATTGAAAAATACTTAATACGATTCTTAAAGAAGAATAGAGCAATAATCTCTACTTCTTCTCCATAAATCTCTTTTGTTACTGTATTGAAGAGTTCTCCTTCAGAAAGACCTTCGATGTATGCTGGGTCACTCTTACGGCGTTGAGGAGACAAAGACTGACAAAGTCCAAGTCGAGGGAGTAAGAGGTCAGATTGATCAACAGCCTCCATACCCTTCTGGCTACCCAACTCAGAGCGCAAAAACTCAGGTATTTCTTCATTCTGCGCCAATTGTGTTGTCTTGTCGACAACTGCGAGTTTATCATTAGTCTTGCTCAAGGTTTTTAATCCCCCTTACGATGATTCCTTGTTTGAAGTACGTTTCAATACCTGGGGGAATCTCTTCCCCATCGATAAGCTTGTTTTTTACCATGGAAGACATAGTCTGATAGTTTACTGAGAACAAGTCCTCAAGATCATTCTCCTTAATCCATTTATAGAAGCTCTCCTTATCTTTAACTGCACAATAAACATCATCTTTGATACTCATACTAATACCATTACCGAGTTTAAGAGCTGAGTATCCTTCTCCTTCAAATAGTTCTACTAGTTCCTGAATCATTGCTTCAATAGTGAGGTTTTCAGCTTTTTCTAGGTCTTCTAGTCTTTTCTTTTCTATCTTAGCTTTAACTAGAAAATGACCAAAGTTAACAGCATTAGGGGCTTCTCCGACTTCTATAAGAAGACTTTTAACCCTATCTCTTTCAGCGGTTACCTTTTCTTGATATTCAGGTTCAACACTGAACTTAGTTAATTGATCGTGCAAATGGCTATACTTGCCCAAGTTACACCCCCTTATTCGCAGTAAAGATAAATGACTCCTGTACCTTCTTAATAGCTTCAGCACGGGTTTGAGCTTCTACACCATTAAAGACCATTACTTCTGATCCATTTTCTAATTCCATTTCCACTGTAAACCTAATCTTCTTAGGTTCTACCGTCTTAAATTGAGCTTGAACAGTTTTTACCACTGATTTCATTTCCTCTCCTTTGGACATTCAAAATCATCGATGGTTTTTAAGGGGACCTTATAATTAGTTACTTCTCCACACAAACAAACTACCTCATATATACAGTTTAGGCTTGCTTTATGGGTTAAAGGATAGTGGTGCTTTACTACTTTAACAGGTTTTTCAAGAGTGGCTATCTTCATTCCTAAAGATTGTAGTATTGAGGAATCCATAACTACTGCGGCTTTCAGAGATTTAATAGTCTCTTTAAAGTCATAAATGTCATTCTCTAAAATCCTAAGTCTTTCTTTAATGTTTGGCCCTACAGACTTAGGTTTCCTTAACTTCGGTTGTGGTTTCATCTACCTTCTCCTTAAATGATTCTTCCATTTTCTTACCTAATCTTCTCCACTGTCTCAATTCTTGAAGAAAAGTAAGTATATTTTCTGACTGTCTAATTACTGGCTCAAATACTTTACTATCTACTTGAAGCTTAAGTAGTGCTTCATAAGCCTTAATTTCTCTCTCAAGATCATTATCAGAAAGGTATATCATTTTCCTCCCACAATCTTAAGGGTATTAAATGGGACTGTAAAAATTCCCTCCTCATATAAAATAGTACAGTTTACTCCAGCATATCCTAAGCTAATCAACTTAACTTTATTACCGTAATATTCAAAATGGAACATCATTTTCCTCCTGCATGATTTCCTCACTCCATTTGCTACAAGTCCAATTTGCGAGTTCTTCTTTCGTACGTAAAGCTTTAAGAATTATTCCACTAATAGTTCTTTCTCTATTAGGTCCAACCACAACGTAGTCCTGAAATAGAGCTTGAAATCTCTGTCCTGGTCGATGAATACGGTCTTCAGATTGAAGTCTAGTTAACAGAGAATAATCGTTCGAAAGGTAGTCACAGTTTGAACACTTCGAAAAATTAGACCCGAATCGTCCGGCTTGAGGCTGACCAATAAGGAGGGAAGGTCCTTTAATATCTGGGCTATCTGGGTGGAAGAGAGTAATAGCTTCATTCCTATCAGATCTTGATAATCCTCCTTGTAGCACCCGTACAGTAAGTTGTGGAAACCGCTCTTTGACCCTCCGCTCAAGTCTAGCAATCTCAGGTCTGAATCTACACCAAGTAATGAGCCTATAATTTTCGTCCGTATCAAGCCTAAAGGCGAGATTGTCCAAGTATGCATCTGTAAGTTCAGAGCCAATTTCTGCTGTGTATGATTCTCTGTTATCATGCTCATCTTCAAATCCTCCTAAAAACCCTGAGCATATCTGAGCTAATCTAAGGGATTTTACTGGAGCAGCCGAAACTATAGAAGCTTCTTCATGTCCACTTATGTAACCTACAAATTCTTCCCTCATTAAGCAGTATTGCTTCCATGTAGCTTGACTGAGTCTTACTTCAATTAGCGGAGCGCGCATCTTAGGAAGAATATCTAAACAGTCTTTTTTGAGTCTCCTTAATACAAAAGGCTTAATCTTTGCTTGTATAGACTCTATATCGTAGAATCCTACTACTTGCTTGTTCATGTAGCCGCCCATGCGGGCATGTCTATTACGAAAAGCGTAATAGTTCCTGAAACCAAGAATCATCGGATCAAGAAAATCAAATTGACTATATAGGTTTAGGGGAGTGTTTCCGATCGGTGTGCCGTTGAGGATAGTTCGTCTTTTAGCTTTTCCCTTAATGCTGAGAACTCCACGTGTTTGAGAAGCTCTAGGGTTTGAGATGGTACTAGATTCATCCACAACAGCCCAGAATTTGCGCGTTTGAAGGAGTCTGAGAAGATACTGAACATGACTGGTATTCCGGAGTAACTCAACGGAAGTAATGATCCAGGTGAGACCTCTTTCGGCTGAGGGAATATGATTACTTTTCGAGGTGAACTCATGAATAACTCCCTTTACGAAAGAGTGTTCAATTATCTGAGAATATTGAGGATGAGCCCAAACAGCCTTAACTTGAGCTGGACAGATAATAAGTACTGAATCTATCTCTTTTGCTTCATATAGAAAGCAAGCTGCGTCAATAACTATTTTCGTCTTTCCCATCCCCATTTCGTGCAATAACCCAAAATATGGATGAGAAAATAAAGCTAACGTACTTTCTTTTTGGTGTTCAAAAGGGTACAGTCTACATCTATTCCAGTCAACATTACCAACATCAAGCATTTGCCACCTCGTATTTATAAGTTCTATAAGTTCTTACGTTATAGATTACTTTACTATCAACATGAAATTCTTTACAGAAATACTCAATAGGTTTATTAGGGTTATTTCTTA